GTTCAACAACCGCCGCCTGCTGGAGCCCATCGGGAACATCCCGCCCGCCGAAGCCGAGGCGAAATTCTACGCTGCTCTGGACACTGAACCCATGGCCGCACAACTAACCGAAATCAGCCTCCGTCAAACCCGGCGCCGTTCAGTTCGTGTCCTTCGTCAGGAAGCAGAATTTCGCCAGGGCGTTCACCTCGGCCCGGGCGTAGTTCGCCTCGTACAGGCGCGCGCGTGGGAAGATGTGGTGGACTTCGAGACGGCTCATCTTGCCAAGAAGGTTGTTCTTCAATGGCAGGCCAGTGCCCCAGTCCCGTGCCTCCGTCATGCGGGTGAGCATGTACAGCACCGGATAGAACCGCGCTCCAACACTCCACGAGTGGAAGTGACCAGGTTCGACCCGCAGTCCGCCCTGTGCCAACCGCAGTTCGCCGATCAGCTTGTCCAGATTCCCGCCGCTCTGCTCGAGGATCCCGAGGTCCTTGTCGATGAAGCTCTCGACCGATCCCGAAAAGCGCCCCCACATCCCCGTCTGGACGAACCAGAAGAGCAGTTTGTCGCGAGTCTCCGCATCGAGATGGCCGCCTTTGCTGTCCAGATAACGAACCATGACCGGGACGGCGAACTTGGAGAATAGCACGCGGTCGTGGTCTAGACCCAGCCGCCCGCCAATCATGTTCAGCGCAGTGTCGATGTGCTTGACTGCACGCTTCAGGGCGCTGGCGATTTCGTCAGCGCCCTGCGAGTGGAGATAGAGGAACTTCGCCTCGCCCGTCAGGACCGTGTTCACCGAGCGTAGCAGCCAATCGATGGTGAAGTCGTAGCCCTCCGAGCGCCAGCGCGCGATGCTGGTTTTCATCGTGCCGCGCGCTTCGGGCCAGTCTGCGCAAATCTTGGCGAGCGCCAGATCGCCCTTCGACAGCTTGGTTCCGCCGCTGTTCACCCTATTGAAGATGTCGACCACCACATCGAGCGTCTTGTCGGCACCCGTAACCTCCTCGATGTGGAACGCCTTGTCGCGGATCCCGAGAAGCTGGTTCAAACGGCCGACATACTCACCGATCTTCGGAAGGTTCTCCGGGTTCTGGCTGAGCGTGGTCAGGAACGCACCGATGCCAGCATTCCCCTTCTGCATGACCTCGGTAACGTCGATCCAGAGCGGATCGTCCCGCATCTTGATCGGTTGGTAAAACTCGAAGTCTTCGCTGGCGAGGTTGAACCTCAGGTCCGTGAACGCCTTTGCGTTTCCATCGAAAAAGCGAGGCGGTTTTCCCCGGATCACACCATGGAGCGAGGTGATGCGCTGTTGGCCGTCCAACAGGAGCTTGACGACCCCTGGTGCAAGCTTGCCGTCGCCGCGATGCGTGGCCGTGGACGCGTCCGTCGCCCATACCAGAAGGCTCCCGACAGGATGCCCGCGATACAGCGACTGGAAAAGTCCTCGAACCTGCTCTCGTCCCCAGACATACCCGCGCTGGAATTCCGGCAGCGCCATGTGGCCATTGTCAATGTAATCGAGGATCGAAGAAATCTGCATCGAACGCCCAGCGAACGGTTAAACCATTCGCCTAGGATGACCCGGAGCGCATCTTCGTCGCAGGAGGGGAAGCGCCAGAATCTCGGACCATTCTCGATGCGTGGGTTAGTCATTACCTGCAAGCCCAGGCCTGATCCCGCAGCACGGCGTAATCGCTGAGCATCCGCACGATGACGGCCACTTTCGGTAACGCTTCGACCTCGCCGGCGGCCCGCGCCCGATCGTGGACTGGGTGTCCACAAGGGCGTCTTGCAGCACCTCCATCCCGGCCGCGCCGCCACCGCGCAGGGTGCGGCTTTCTGAAAGCACCTCACGCACAGGCGGGAGTTCCGGGCCGAAGGGCACAAGCCGCGCCGGGAACGGATCGCCCCAGGACCGGGCAGGACCAAGGTCGATGTGCATGAAGCCGGAACGCGGATAGGTACCGAAGCCAAGGAAGCCCACGGCCCGCGCCGCTGCCTCGAAGGCCGCGGGATCGTGGTTCGACATGGCGATGTCGAAGGCGGTGCCCTGCATGTGTTTCGATGCCGGGGCCCCGCCCATGGTGCGATTATGTTCGGGGCTGCGATAGGTGGTCTGCCCCCTGAAAAGTGGTCCTTCCTGAGGTAGGCTTTCGAGCCGAATAGAGGATGCAGGAATGACCCAGAAGAAGCATAAACCGGAGGAGATCGTGGCGAAGCTCCGGCAGGTCGACGTGCTGGTGCCGCAGGGCCGGTCGGTGTCCGAGGCCTTACGATCGATCGGCGTAACCCAGTTCACCTACTACCGCTGGCGCAAGGAGTTCGGCGGCCTGAAGTCTGACCAGGTGAAGCGGCTGAAGGAACTGGAGAAGGAGAACGAGCGGCTGCGGAAGGCCGTGTCGGATCTTACGCTCGAAAAGCTGATCCTTCGTGAGGCTGGTTGGCCGGGGCAGACGCTCTCGCCCTTCTCCTTGTGGTTCGTGCAGTAGTAGCGGCGCTTGCCGCCCCGGGCGGAGCCCCCGGCTACGGTCATCGGACCGCCGCAGATCCCGCAGCGCACGAGGCCCGAGAGCAGGTGCCGCCGCCGCTTCAACACCCGGTTGGCCGCGAGATCCGTCCGTTCGGCAGACGCCGTCTCGGCGCTGAGCTTCGCCGGGCGCGCCTGCCGCTGCTTCACCGTATCCCACAGGTCCTGATCGACGATCCGCAGGGCAGGGGCCTCGCTCATCTCCCAAGCTTCCGGCTTGTTCAGCCGCGAGATCCGGCGCCCGGTCGTCGGATGCTTGCCGTAACGCAGCCGGTTCCAGACCCGTCGGCCGATGTAGAGTTCGTTGTTCAGGATGCCGGCGCCGCGCGCCTGGTTGCCGTTGATCGTGTTCTGCTTCCAGTGGCCCGGCCGTCGCCGCGCCCGCGCGGTGCAGGGATGTACTCGGCGTTCAACTGCGCCGCAATCGTTCGCGGCGAGACGCCGGCGGCGTAGTCGCGAAAGATCCGGCGCACGATGGCCGCTTGGTCCTCGTCGATGAGGAAGTCGCCCTTCCTGCGCGCGTCGCGCTCTTCGCGGTCATCCAGGGGGGCCGCAACCGCCGCAGGTGAAGTGGCCGGTCTGCATTTTGGCGCGCAGGACGCGCTGTTCGTGGCTGCAGGCCGCGTGCCGCTAGAGCCGGTAGCTCGGATTTCTCTGCGGGTCGGGACCCACGAGCTGCCGGTCGCGTCGCTCCGCGTCCGCCGCTTCCCTCGCGTCGTGGCAGGTCCTGCAGCGCAGCTCGTCTCGCCCCGCGCTATGCGCACGATCATCTGGCTCTGGCGCCGTACCTTGTGGCCGCAGGGCGCGCGATGGCCGTGGGCGCGGTTGGTCTTGTCGCGGCCGAGGACGGTGAGCCCTGCCGCTTCTGCCGGCCCCGTCCAGCGGTCCCGCTTGCAGGCGGCGCAATGCGGCTGGTGGCCCGCCAGCACCTTGGTGCGGTCCGCCGTCAGGCCGCCGCAGGCCTTGCATTCGAGCGCGACATGCTGGTGATCGCGCGCACGAGCGACCGGGGCGTGACTTTTGGCCTAGCAAGGCGCGTTCGGCCTGTCCTCGCGACGCCGGATGTCCGCGCGGATCGTGCCCTGCAGGTGCTTCACCCGGTGCCAGAGCTCCTCCTTGATGATGCGCAGATGCGGCACCTCGTCGGTGATCGGGTCGGAGGCCGGGTGCGGTCGCGCTACCGGATCCTTCAATGCGCTGCTACGTCCGGATCAGCCGGCCGATGGAGGGCGCGCCGTGCAGGATCCCGTTGTCCCGCTCGATCCCGGATATCATCCAGAAGTTCCAGCATCCCAATCTCGCGCCGCTCGAGTGCAGCGGGGGATGCCAGCGGGGTTCCGGTCGACCGCGATGATCCGCGTGCAGGCTCCGGAGGCGTCGCGCTGGAATTGTCCGCCGGATCGTCCCGCTTCCCTTGGATCCACGGTCCGTTCCCCGTGGGGAAGATGCAACGGGGCGACCGCTGGGCGATCAAGCCGGTAGCCGCGGCTGCTCCCACCCGCCGGCCGGCCCCCGATCCCCCACCGCCTCTGCTCGGCGAGCTCACAAAGCAATAGCGCCAACATCTTCCCGCCAAGCCAGACATCAAGCTCGCTCATCGCAGGTGGCGCGCATTCTCCATCCGCCTCCTGGCATTCTTGGCCCAACCTTCGATTTCAAAAGGTATCAGATCATGGGACCCGTTGGCCTCGGCCACCGGCCTTGTTGTGACTTCGGCGGCGCCATTGCCGTTCCGGTCATGTCGATTGCGCTGCGCCGTCCACCGCTTGACCGGAAAACCATCCTCACACTTCTTGCTCCCTTACTCCCCGCAGTATGAGCAGATCCATGGGCGGACCCAGACCTCGCACGGCCTTCCGACGACCGGGCTTGCTTCGCGTCCCAAACGAGATTGGGGCGCTCGGGGGGCGATCTGACGTTGTCTGCTTGCGGACCGGCCTCGGGCTGAGGTAGAGGGCAGGCAACGGGTGGTTAGCTCAGTTGGTAGAGCGTCTCGTTTACACCGAGGATGTCGGGGGTTCGAGCCCCTCACCACCCACCATGAAAACACACGGTTTTTTCTGGAAGTGCGAGACGCGCTCGGGTTCATTGAACCTACGCGCGGTCATTTCACGACCCGCAGAGCCCCGAACTCCAGCGCATCCGCGGCCTTCCGCAGATGCTGCGGAGAGAATCGCGCATAGACGCTGGAGGTGATCTGCACGTTCGAGTGGCCGAGATACTGGCTGATCTCGTCCATGGGCACGCCGGCCTCGGCCATGTGGACCGCGGCCGTGTGGCGCAAGGTGTGCAGCGTCACGTCCGACAGGCCGGCATTGGAAACCGCCCGCAGGAAGCCCTTGCGGATGCACTTGACCGGCCCGCCCGCCCACTCGATCACATGGTCAGAGAGCGCGGCCGCGCGGGCGGATGTCAGCGCGGCGCGGAGCGTGTTATTGATCGGCACCGTCGCCCGGCCTTTCCGCGGCCCCTCGGCATCGACCCGCAGCCGGATCTGCCCACGCTCGAGGTCAACCCGATCCCACGTCAGCTCCAGCACCGCTCCGACACGAGCCGCCGTCGTCAGCAGGGCGGTGATCGCCAGCTTGATGTGGGGCTCGCACTCGGCCTCCATCAGCCTCGAAACCTCGGCGTGCGTCAGGTAGCGGTCGCGCGGCGCCGGCTTGGCTGGCCTCTCGATGTGCGGCGCCACCTGGATCAGGCCGCGCTTTGCCGCCCAGAGCAGACATGTCCTCAGGTGGCCGAGCTCCGTCCAGACGGTGCCGACGGAGACCGTCCTGCGCCGCGCCTTGGTGTAGCTCCGGCAGGCTTCTGGCGTGATCTGATCGGGCCGCAGCGCGCCGAAATGCGGCAGGACGGCGTTGCCGCTGGACCGCATGTTGCGCTCGACCGGGCGGCCCTTGCGATCGGCAAGATAGGCCGCCCACAGGTCTCGGACGGTCGTCGCCCCGGCGGGCAGGGTCTCCCTGCGGATCCGGTCTAGCGCCTCGACCTCGGCTTCCGCTCGCGTGCGTGCGTCAAGACGATAGCGCCTTCGGGCTCCATCCTCCCACCATGAGACGACGAACCGCCCGTTGAGGCGGCCGATCCGATACTCGCGCATTCGTAGTCCTCCACTGATCGTGCTGGGATTCGGATCATGCGTCCCACCCTGAACCCGGACAAGCGGCCGGACTTGACCAGCTGGCGCACGGTTTCGGCCGAGCAGCCCCAGCGGTCCGCCAGCATGTCAGGGGTGAAAGGCCTCGTGTCGCTCATGCCTGCCTCCTTTCCCGGCGCATCCGCGCCATGTCCCTCATCGTGATCTCGACAGCGCCGGCGGCCACGGACCGATCCCACGGTAGGATCACGCCACGGCCTCCTCTGCGGCCCACCCGCCCCACTGGTCGGCGCAGGCCTCGGCCAAGCCCTCGAAGGTGCGGCTGCGGAATTTCCAACGGTCGGGTCCCGGCGGCGCGCGGTGGACGGCCGACCAGCGCTTGTGCTCGGGCGTGCCGGGCCGGGGCGGCGTCAGCCGGTTGGTGGCCGTGAGCCGCGGCAGGCCGCGCAGATAGAAGCTCGTCGCCTTGAAGAAGGGCTCGCCGAACCACCAGGGCTGCACCGTCTGCGGCCGCGGCAGATCCGCCGGCAGGCGCGCCCGGGCGTGCGGGTTCATCACCGGGTTCTCGACCGCCACGCGCGGCACCGGCGCCTGCCAGCAGGCCGCAAACAGCGCCGCCCCGCGGTCGAGGTCGGCCCACAGGAAGGCCAGCCGCTCCTCGCGACCCATCAGGGCGAAAGCCGCGCGCTCCGCCGCCGCATAGGTCTCGGGCAGGCGCTTCGAGGGCTCGTGCAGCCACCGGACGCCGCTGTTGCAGAGCCGTGTGCAGGGCGGGTGCGCCACGATCAGCAGGTCCCAGCCCTCTGCCAGATGGTCGCGCACGTCGCCCACGATGTGGCGGTTCGACCGATCCTCGGCCGGCAGGAGATCGCAGGACCAGACGTCATGCCCGCGGGCGGCGAAGGCCCGGCGCATCACGCCCGAGGTTTCGCAGCCGATCAGGATGCGGAGGGTGTCAGCCATGCTGCACCTCCGGCAGGTACCGCAAGGCCGCAGGCGACAAGTTGCGCGCGAATGTGGGGAGGCTGCTATGCCTGGGGGCCGGACGACCTACAGGTCTTGCATGTCCGGCGCGGATGACCCCTCGCGCCCTTGGGCGCAAGCACAGGCTAGTAGCGCAGGCGGGTGCTGCCGATCCTGCGGGGGAGGGTGGGAGGTCCAGTAAGTTGATGAGTTTATCCGCTCGATAGTGCATGTATGCACCAATATTGGTTAAGTAAGCGCTACCACTTTCGATTGAATCAAAAGCCGGACAAAATTCCCGAGGATCAGCCATTGGCGATCTCCAGCAGCACGTCGGCATGACAGGGCGCACCGGGCTCGCACCAGCAGGCGAGGTCTTTGCCGCGCAGTTCGCGGATCACATCCTCAACAGTGGTCCATTGCGCCGGGATCTTCCCCTTCGGCCACGGCAAGGGAACTGGTGACCAGCAGCCTTCCCTCTCGAGCAGCATCCGAAACGACTGGACGGCACGCGCTGGGTCCATCGGCTTTTCCAGCGTGCTGCCCGGGTGGTTGACCACAAACGGGTTGCCCCACTTGGTCGAGCGATCAACCTTCACGGCGCCGGGCGGCATCCGCCAGCCTTTCGCGCGGGAAAGCTGGATCCGCCGTGGCTTGCCGCCTGCAACCGCACCTGTATCTTGGGCGAACCCGGTCGCAGGGGGAGCCGTCCCTGCGCTCGCAGCGGGCACGTCCGTCCTCCGTCCCTGCCGGGTGCTGTTCTCAACCATTGGCGTGCCCCTCGATCACCTGGGGCTCCTGCCGGCCCCGTGCTGGAGCCTCGAGCGTCTTCACGGCCGTCAGATAGAGGCGGACCCCGTTGAAGATCTGCTTCGCCACGGCGGCGCGGGCGAGCCCGTCGGCCGGGCTGATCTTGCCCGCCCGCATGTCGCGCAGATCCTCGGCAAGGCCCGAGATCATGCCATGCAGCCCGAGGCTGTCGGCTACGGGGGTCGAGGCGTAATCACGCGGTTCCATAGTGCCTCCTGTAGTGCTGGTGGGCCGCCTCGGTGTGCAGGGCCTCCGCGAGCGCGGAGAACACAGAGAGCAACCGCCGGTCCCGGAAAGTCCCGGGCGCGGGAACGACGGACCCGAAGGTCTGCTCGCACCAGCGGCAGACCGGCTCGACCGGCCAGCACTGCACCGGTCCCGGCCAGCGGCAGTCGCGGTGCTCTCCGCAGATGGCGCAGGTGAAGGGGCGCGGCCGGTCAGGACAGATGGGCATGCGCCACCTCGGCGGGCTGCGGGTTGCAGATCGGGCATGCGACGCCAGCCCGGATCTCGACCTCGGTCATGTCAAAGAGCCATCCCGCATCGTGGCCGCAGCGGGGGCAGACGAAGTGCCCGCCCCGCGTTGTGTGCCAACCCGGCATGGGACCAGGCGCCTGGCCGACATCGGCGGCGCGCATCATCACGCGCCGCGGCGGGCGCGGCTTGAGGAAGCCGAAGAGATCGAGGACTGGCTCAGCCATGGGCCACCTGCGTCGGGAAGTCCTCAGGGTCCAGCCGCTCGCCGCGTTCCAGAGCGGCCGTGGCGCCCTTGGGCGTGAGAATGAAGACAGGGTCTCCGCCAGAAAGCACGCTGGCACGGTATTCCCTGGCAAAGCCATCCGCGACCATGGCCTCCCACGCCTCGTAATCAGGAGCGCCGGGCCCGGTGACGAAGTGATTGCGGTAGCTCTGCTTGCGCCTGTTCGGCAGGCCGAGGGCGTGACGGGCAAGCTCAATCTGGCGCTGGCTCATGTCACCCATCGGCCGCCCCCACCACCTCGTGCACGCGCTCGGCCGCGCAGCCGAGGCGCTGCGCGATCCGCCGGGCGATGCCGATCCGGTCAACGGGCATGGGGTGGCCGCCCGGCAGGTACGGGGACACGGCGGCGACGGCTTCGGCCCAGGCGGAGAGGATCTCGTCGCGCGCGAACGTGTCGATCTGGTCGCGGTCAAGCATGGTCAGTCCTCGCCCCAATACGACATGTCGGCGTCGGCGCAGGCTTCCGGGCCATCCTCACGCTGGTGGTCATCGGCCCAGTAGCTGGGCGCCACCTCGCGGGCGTAATCGGCGATGGACGAGCCATCGTCGAAGGTCGGGCCCGCGACCGAGACACACCGCGCCACGAAGGCCTCGACGAATTGCTCCTTCGTCATCTTGCCTGAGATCATGCGGAGGCCTCCGCAGCTTTCGTGCGAGCCTCTGCCCGGTCCAGCCGCTCGATCTCGGCGAGGATCAGTGCCCCGGCCTTGACCAGATTGCGACGATGATCGGTCGGCTTCCACCAAGAGGCATCCCACGGCCAGTAGCAGCCATGAGCCTGCTGCCGCGCCCAGTGCGGTATGTCTTCGGCAAGATAGCACAGAGCCGCACCAGCTATCTGACCATGCTGATGCGTGTCGTCATGCTCGGGCGTCCAGCCCTCGGCGCTGATCTGGCGGGCGCGCTCTGCGAGCACGTCGGCGGCGGCTTTCGTCGGGCCGGCGGGCCGGTTGCAAGCCCGCAGGTAATCGAGCCCCGGGTCTGCCGGATCAATGATGCCGAGGAGCGTGGCGCGGAGCATCGCGTGAGCGTCCTGCCCCTCGCTGATGGCTTCCTCGAAGGCCGCCGCGCCAAAGGCGGCACCCGTGGCGATCCGGCGGGCCACCTCGTCCGGGACACCTTGGCTGCCGGCCATGTGCGCGTCATAGGCCGTGAGGATGGTCCGGGCTGCCGCGGCCACGGCGTCGACCGTGCAGTTTTCTCCCTCAGCGAGCATCTTGGCGGACCTCTTGGCAGGCGCAGTCATCGTCGGCGCCGAGGCAGCGGCAGAGCGGGCGGCGAGCTTGGCGGACGATCTCCTGATGGAGCTGGTGCAGGAGGAGATCGGTGGCGGGGATGAGGGTCATGGGGGCTCCTGTATCCTCGGAGGAAGAGGCCCCGGCCCGGAGGCCGGGGAGTTGCGACAGGGAGGGTGCGCGGATTGCCCGCCGCGCCGGGGTGGCGTCAGGCTCGCTCGGGCTCGCCGCGGAACAGCGGCAGGCCGGTGGCCTCCGTCGCCTCGTGGAGCGCCTCCTCGATGGCGTCTTCGAAGGCAATCTCCGCGTTGTGGAGCGAGAGGAGGAACTTCACCTCGGACCCGGCCTTGCGGTAGCGGAAGCGGACAGGGATGCGGTAGGCCGCGCCGCGGTCGAAGATCGGGATCGCGATCATGAACAGGTTCGGGATCTTCAGCGGCTGGCCGTCCGGCTCGCGATGTTCGTTGATGAACTGGATCGAGGTCTCGCCGGTGTCGCGGTTCAGGGTGGCGGTCAGGTTGCTGACCTCGTGCACCTGGAAGCTGCGCGAGAGCTGCACCAGCGTCTGATACTGGCCGAAGCGCCCGTTCAGCTGGCGCGCGACCTCGATCATGCGGACCTCCCACGGCTCGACGTTCGCCGCGCCGATATGGCCGTTCAGCAGGTTCGGCGTCGGGTCGAGCAGGTCCTTCGCGTTGGCTTCGATGAACTCGCCGAACTCGGCCTTGTCGAGCGCCTTGTTGTTGACGCCGGTCCAGAGCTTCCACTCCTTCGACATCGGGAAGGTATAGAGCGCCCGGTGCCGGCAATGGCTGGCCTTCGGGTCGCGGGTCTCGTGATCCATGACCGGCGCGCCCGCACCGATGTAATCGGCGATGCAGGTGAGGCTCGGGCTCGCGCCGATGTCGGCGAAGAGGGCCGAGGTCTCGCCCTTGTGCCGGTTCGCCCAGGCGATGAGGCTGGCCAGATCCTGCAGTTTGGCCGTGCCGGCCCTGCGCCACGGCTGGAGCTTCGTCGCCAGCCGGTCGACCGCCTCCGTCAGATCGACATGGCGCATGTCGTCGGGGATGGCGAAGTGCGAGGCGGCGGGCGCCGCACCCGGCAGGTGGTTCAGGATCTCGACCGGCTGCGCCATCTTCGGCAGCACCTCGTCCAGCGCCGTCTCGAGCACGTTCTTCGCGGTGTTCTCGTCCATCTTCTGTCCTTCTCGGGGTTACTCGTCCGCGCCGGGCGTGCGCAGCTGGCGCCGGCCGGCAACCTCACGGATCTCCATCCGCGACTGGTTGGGGTTCGCGATGGTCAGCCCGCCGCCGTCGGCGGTCCATGCGGTGGCCTTCGCCTTGGGCGTCCTGGGCTTCGTGACCTTGTGCTCGATCGCCAGATCGATCTGGCCGAAACGGTCGGTCGTGTAGCTGATGGTGATCTGCAGCTTGCCGCCCGCCTTCGTGCCGTAGGCCTGGCTGAAGTTGACGATCTCGGAGATCAGGTCGTCATTCTCCTGCAGCAGCAGCGGCTGATACTGGCCGTTGTCGGCCAGCGAGACGATCTGATCGAGGGTGCGCAGTTCGCTCATGGGTTTCCTTTCGGGCGGCGGCGCGGGTTGCGGGTTCGGTAAGGCGTTCATCTGCTCCTCGTCGGTTGCACCTGGAGCCGCCCCGGGCGCGGGACGGCCGAGCTGCAGCCGCGTCATGAGGTGCGCAGGATCTCGGGAACCTCGGAGGCGAGCACGCGCCAGGCGCGGCCCGTCTTCTTCTCGTAGGCCGCCCAGCCGGTGCCGCCCTCGGTGCGATAGAAGCCGAGTTCCATGCTCACATGCCCCGCATGGCCGCGGCCTGCGCGCGCATGGTCGCGGCCACGTCGGTGGCGTGGGCCCAGAGGACGGTGGCGACGAAGAGGAAGCCCAGGAGCGCCAGCGCCCCCAAGAGCAGGCCGGTGAGGTTCGGCCCGAGCGGGCTGGGCCTGCTTGTCCGGAAGGTCGGCCGCGGCACCGCACGGTGCAGCGGGCGGCCCATGGCGATGGCCAGCTCGTGATCCGTCAGAAGGCGGCTGGCGGCCTCGCGGATCTCGGGCGTGGGCGCGTGCTCGGCGTGATGACGGGCCATATTGAGCGCGCGGGGCGAGAGGGGGAGATCCTGTTTCATTGCCCGAGCGCCTCCCGCGCCTGGGCGAGGATGGTGTCGACCTCGGCCCCGGGCTCCTCATCGGCAGTGTCGAGTTGCGGGAGCCCTGCCTCGGCCGCGGCGAGCAGCCGGCGCAGCTGCGGCTCGGTCAAGTCGAGGAGAGCGAAGCGGGCAACCGGCGTCGAGGCCGGGTAGCGGATGGCGGCGGCGGTCATGGCCGGGCCTCCGCAATGTGGCCGCGGTTTTCCGAGGGGGACAGGCGCGCCGTGGCATTGGCGAGTAGGCTGGCCCAAGCCAGCGGCTGGAGGATCATGGGCAGTCTCCCGTCAAATGCACGGTCAACGATCGACCGTCTGACGAGAAGCTATTGGGGGAGTTTCCCCATGTCAACGCTCATGTGGGGATTTACCCCCATTTGCGGGCAGAATCGTGACTGCCTCGTCCTTGGCCTCCACTACCGGCGGGTAAGGGACGGCGCTAAAGCCGGGCACTCCGAAACTCGCGGAGGCAGGGCGGAAAGTGCATTGTGCTTTATCGCTGAGCGAAGCAGACGGCCTGACGACCAAGCGCCATCAGACGTAGACACGCTCCACATAATCGGGCGAAAGAGTCAGCAGCACAGGCGCTGCCCACTTCAACCGGACGCCGTGCATGTTGTCTGCATCCGGGTTCAGCGACAGAAGGCTGAAAGTGCCCTCCTGGCTACCCACCTTTACAACCTTGAGCCATGCCCTTCCGTCAGCGTCCTCGCAGACACAAGGGGTGTTGAGCGCCTCGACCGGCACGCCCTCTGCGGCGGCACGCGTGTAGAAGAGCACCGATCCCGGGCGATAGAGCGGCATCATGCTCTCTCCCTTGACCTCTACCGCGACTATGCCGTGCGGCTTCAGCTGCGGGGGGCGGGCGACATGGTACATTCCATCGCCCTTCTCGTAGGCGTCTAGGAGGTCAACCCGCGCACCCGCACCCACGCAGCCCGCCACCGCAATGGGCGCGTGAGCCGGACGCGCATTCAGATCTCCCGTCATGCCGATCTGAATGATCTCATCGACCGTTCGCCCAAGCTCTCTGGCCAAAGCGTAGGCGTTGGCGACCTTGGGCGACGACTCGTTGCGGATCAGATCTCGCACGCCAGACTCGCCCATGCCTGCAGCTACCGAGAGCGGCTTCATCTTGATGCCCTCAGCCTCCATGACGATCTGCAGGCCACGCACGAAGGCGTCCAGGGTCTTTTTCTGCATGTGGGGAAAGTGCCCCATACCCCGGCTCCGTTCCATGGGGAAGTTCCCCTTGCTAATATGGGGAAGTTCCCCCATATTGCCCGCCATGGAACAGCTCATCTCAGACATCGAGGCCCATTGCGCGGCGTGCGGGATCAGTCCGCAGAAGCTGTTGCGCGAGGCCATCAACGCGAAGTGGGGACAATGGCAGGACTGGAAGGACGGCAAGTCCAGCCCGACCATGAAGGTTGTGGATCGCCTGCGCGCCCACATGGCGGGCGCCGAGATGACCGCTACCGATCATGGGCTGGTCTCTCAGGAAGAAGCAACGGGGGCAGCGTGATGACCTACGCTGCCCCCTTCGCCCGTCATGAAATCGCTTCGTCATCAAAGCCTCTCGCCAAGGCACAAGATGGAGCGAACATGCGGAAAAATCCTGCCAATTCTGACGAGCACGCCAGAACGAGCCGAAAATGGTTCTCCAACCTGCTGCGCCGGGCCTTTCCGGCCAACTCCGAGGCTGAACTGGCCGAGCGCGCAGCCCCCGTGCTGGGGGTGAGCACCCGACAGGTGCGCAACTGGCTGCGCGAGGATCACGATGCGTCCCTCCGCTACGTCACCGCCGTGATGATGATCGCGGGCGCGGAGGTGGTCTTCTCCCGGATGGAAAGCCGCCAGCCATGATCCGGGTCTGCTGGCACATCACCAGGCGCTTCTACGAGGTGCGGGCCAGCCGCGCCTCATCCAAGGGCCTGACGGATAAGCATCGGCGTCTGCAAGGAAAAGCCATGAAATATTCTTCCCTGATCGAGCACTACGAGGCGCATCACAAGAGCCCGGAGCCCCGGGAGCGCCGCCTGCCGTCCGGCTGGTGGTTGATCGTGGCCGCGCTCGCCTATGCGCTCGTCTACGTCCTCGCGACATGGGCCGTCCTCGCATGAATATCGCCGCCGCGGCCGTGCCTGCCTTGGCCGCGGCCACTCAGCCGGGGGCGCTCGCTCCTTCTGCCCCCGGCCTTTTCTGTTCGGCGCGACCCTGCTCTGCGGCGGGGCAGGGACCTGCTGGAGCAGTGTGTCAATGACCGCACCCCTGCACCCCTTGCCGCTGCCGCGCGCCCCGGACTGGACCGCCCTCCGCGCTCATCCCGCCCGCGATGCGGGGCTGCTGCATTTCGGCGCCGGCCCGGCGCTGGTGGCGCGCCGCGCGAAGCTCGGTCGGCCGGTCTATCTCGCCACGCCCTACAGCCTGCGGGCCGTGGACCCGGAAGGCCGGTGGTCGGCAGACATGTCGGCTGCCGCCATGGGCGATGCCGGGCGCGAGATCGTGCGGCTGCAGCAGGTGGGCGTGACGGCGATCTCGCCCGTCGCCCTCTCGGGCGTGGCGGTGCATGCCACGCTCTATCCTCGTCCCATGCTCGATCCGCTCGATGCGGCGCTCTGGGCTGAATGGTGCCGCCCGATCCTCGATAGCTGCTCCGCGGTAGTGGTGCCCGACATCCGCGGCTGGTCGCGCTCTCTTGGGATCTGGCACGAGGTGCGCGCAGCACTCGCGCGCCAGACCTCGGTCTTCGTCTATGCGGAGGGGCCGGAGCAATGATGCACCGCGGACGGATCACCAGCGAGGCCGAGCTGCGGCGGCTGTGGGGGGACCCGAGCCTCAGCATCTCCGAGATCGGGCGCCGGCTCGGCATCAGCTATCAGGCGGTCCAGCAGCGGGCCGCGCTGCGCGGGCTCGGCCCGCGGCCGGTGGCGCCCAACGAATGGGCGCGCTGGGTGCCGCCCAAGGACTTCGCCGAGATGTGGCGCGCGGGTGTGAGCCTCAGCGACATGGAGAAGGCCTTCGGCGTGGCGCACAACACCATCACGAAGGCGGCCCGGCAGATGAAGCTCGGGCGCCGGCGGATCTGCCGCTGGACCGCGCTGCCGCTGGCCGAGTTCCGCCTCCGCCAGCGCCTCGCCGCGGCCGCCGCCGAAACGCGGGCGGCGATGGATCTGCGCGAGATGGTGGACCGGCCCTATCACGGCAGGAAGCGCTGCCGCATCGAGACGAGGGCCGCATGACGCCTGAAGACGCCGCCCGCGCCGCCCTGATCCGCACCCGCGGCCATCCCGCGCGGATCGCCGAGATCGTCGCCGAGGTCGCAGAGGCGACGGGCTGGGAGCCGCAGGAGATCACCGGCGCGCGCGTGTTTCCGGGCCTCGTCGAGGCCCGCGACCTCGCCTGCTTCATCGCGCGCCGCGAAGGCTTCTCGCTGACCCGGATCGGCAACGTCCTGCGGCGCGACCACTCCAGCATCAGATCGGCGCTGCAGCGCGAGCAGCGGCGCCGGGGAGGGACATCATGACAGCGCACCCGCGATCCGTTCCCGCAGGATCCGCGCCCCGGCTGATCGAGGCCGGGCACCTGCCGGACTATCCGCTGGACCCGAACCAGCGCCTCACGACGCATTTCTTCATGGCATGGCACCATGACCGGTGGCTGAACAGCCGCTTCCGGCTCTCGGCGCCGCCCGACGTGCGGGGCCTCGCCTTCGACCTCTTCTGCCTGAGCCAGAAGCAGACCCCGGTCGGCACGCTCCCGGATGACGATGTGCAGCTGGCGGCGCTCCTCATGCTCGACCTGAAGGCCTGGCAGTCCTACCGCTCGCGCGACTGGTCGCCGCTCTACAAATGGGTGCCCTGCCAGTGCGACGGCGAGGTTCGCCTCATGCACAGCGTCGTGGTCGAGATCATTCTGGAAAGCCTGAGCCTGCGCGAGAAGCGGCGTGTCGAAGGCGAGACCGGGCGGCGCCGGAAGCGCCTCGCGCGGCTGCCGGACCAGATCCTCGATGCCGGCGGCACGCGGAAGATGGCGGCCGATCCGGGGCTTCTCGAGCGCATCGACAGCTGGCTCGTCCAGTTCTGTCCCGGCAACCGGACCCGCGACATGGTGCGCCGCGCGCTCGAGGCCGATGCGCTGGCGCAGGCCGACGCTGTGCAAGGGATTGGTGCGTAACGGTTAATTCCGTCCGCCGGACAGAATGGGGACAGAATGCGGACAGAACCGGACAAAACCGGACGGAAGCGGCCGCATCGGGCCGAATTCTGTCCGTCGCATAAGACAAGACAGAGACAAGACAGAACAGAGTTCCGAAACGCCCGGAACCGGTTGGCGAAGCGGCAGGCGTGGCAGTGCTGAGAAAGGGAACGGGGCCATGAGTGGAGCGAAGGCGGAAGACCGGGCGCGGGTGAAGGCGCTGGTGGTGGATCGGCTGGAGCAGGCCGGGATGGCGCGCAAGCGCGGTGTGTCCGCGGCGGTGCATGAGGCGACGATGGGGCGGATCTGCGAGCGCCTCGCCTACATGAGCGACGACAACCTCATGACGCTGGCCGAAACCCTGCTCGACAGCGCCCCGGATGGCATCTGGCCGTCCGAGCTGGTGATCCGGGAGTTCGCGCGGGGGCTCCAAGAGCCGCCCGCGGCCGAGCGGCGGATCGTGACCAGCTGGCTCGCGTCGATCGAGGGACCCAAGGCGGAAGCCGGCGGGCATCTGGTCGAGCTCTATCGCTGGCTCCTGAAGCACCCGCGCCCGCCCATGGCGATGGATATGCGCGGGATCCGGGAGCAGGCGGCGGAGAACGCGCGGCGCTGCGAGCTGACCCGCGACCGGATCGACCGGGAGACGGCGAGCCCCGAGGATCGGGGCTGGCTCGAGCAATATCTGCGGGATCGGGATGCGGCGCGCGCGCTGGTCGATGCCGGCCGGGGGCAGAAAGAAGTCAAGGAAGGGGATGCAGCATGATGGCTGTGAAGGTGGCGCAGGTGACGCTCGCGAAGGCGCCGTGGGATCTTGGGCCGCTGACGCCTGCGCAGATTGCGGGCAAGCGGATAGAAGAGGTGACTGAGATCGACGAGAAGACCGGCAAGCGCGTGAACCCGAACGGCGTGATGCGGACGCGGCGCGAGACGTGGATTGGGCGCTACCACCGGCAGGGCAAGCTCTCGGATGAGCAGGCCAACATCGCGGCCGAACTGTTCGAGGCGTCCGCAGGAAACCCCGCGCGTGACCCGCTGGCGGCGCTTGTCCGCGTGGATGCGTCGGGCGAGCGGGACCGCGAGGCCGAGCGGGTGGATCGCCGCCGCAAGTTCTTCGCGATGTGGGAGGAGGTCCCGGCCTTCGCCCGACCGGTGATCCAACATGTCGTTCTGGACGACAGGTCGCTCCGCAGTATGCCGGGACGTGTGGATAGCCGATCCGAGGCCCGTCAGCTTGACCGCCTCCAGCGTGGGCTGGAAGCGCTCTGCGAGGCATGGCGCTGAGCGGGACTTGACCTGCCCCAAACAAATCGGCAGATTGGCATCATCGCGAGACGTGGCGAAAGCGCTGATCGCATGAATAGAACGCCCGGGAGCATCGCTCGCCGGGCGTTCTGCGTTTTGGAGGCGCCGATGGACCTGTCTCTTCGCATGGAGGATGGCGGGATCGGCCAGGCGCTGGCGCAGCTCGGCGGCCCGGATCTGCGCCGGGCGGTGAGCTGGGCGCTGAACGACACGGCGCAGGATGTGCTCGGCCATGTGCAGGAGCGGATGGGGCAGGTCTTCGACCGGCCGACGCCCTTCACGAAGAACGCCTTCATGGTCTGGCGCTCGACGCCGCAGACGCTCGAGGCGGCGGTGCAGGAGCGCCCGAGCGTGGGCGCCCGGCATTACCTCAAGGTGCAGGAGCGGGGCGGGCCGCGGGGCCGCACCGGGTTCGAGACGCTGCTCGACCGCAGGCTCTCGTTCGCGGGCGACCTCCGCTCGGTGATCCCGGCGGACAATGCCCGGCTCGATGCCTACGGCAACTGGTCGCGCGGCGAGCGCAATCAGGTGCTCTCGGCGCTGCAGGCGCAGGGCGATGCGCGGGCGAACACGACGGCAGGCTCGAAGAAGCGCAACCGGCGCCGGGCCAGCTACTTCGTGCCGAAGGCGGGCCTCACGCCGGGGGTCTACAAGCGGACGGCCGGCGGTCAGCTGGGGATCGTGGCCGTGCTCTCGCCGAAGGTGCCGGTCTATCAGCAGCGCCTGGGCTTCTACGAAGGCGCCGAGGATGTGGCGCGGGTGAAGCTGCCCCAGCACCTCGGGCGGACCCTCGGTCGGGCGTTCGGCAAGCGGCGGGCGGCCTGACCCCCCCTTTGGGTCCTCCCCCCGAGGGGTCCGCACGCGGGTAATTCGCACCCCGTCACAAATGGAACCGCCCGATCCCGCCGGGGTGCAGGTTGCGGTTCTTGTTGTTGTTTCTACAGGAGAAAGCCCGTGCTGACCACCGTCACCCTCGTCGATGGGAGCGTGCTCGACCTCGCGGCCTGGCCGCTTCCCGAGGGGGTGGAGGACGGCACCCTCAACCGCGCGCAGCTCGCCCGCGCCTTCTCGGTCTCCGAGAACACGATCACGAAGTGGATCTCGCAAGGGATGCCGGTCATGTCCGACGGGCAGAACGGCGTGGCCTACGAGTTCCGCCTCCGGCACTGCTACGCGTGGCGCATGGAGCGCGATGCCCGTGTGCGCGCGGCAAAATCCCAATGTGACCGGATCGCAGCCCAGGCGGCACTCGCCTTCCGCAACCTCGACGAGGATCAGGCCGAGGAGGAGGCGGAGCTCACCGCGGACGATCTGAAGAAATGGTCCGAGGCCGAGTATCACCGCAACCGGGTGGCGGAGCAGCGGGGCGATCTGGTGCGCGCGAGCCGGATGCGCGAGCTCCTCGAGGAGCTGATGGTCTCCTTCGGCAACGCGCTCGACACGCTGCCGGACTTCTGCGAGCTGAACTTCAGCCTCTCGGCCGAGCAGGTGGCGAAGCTCCAGGAGCGCTGCGATGCGGCCCGGATCGACGCGCGGGCGCGGATCGAGGCCGCGCTCCTGCGGCCCGGCGAGGTAGTGGCCTTGGGCGCGCAGAAGGCGCTCGATCTCTGATGGTCGAGATGCTCGACCGCGGCATCGGGCGGCTCACCCGCATTCCGCCCCTGCCGCCCTTCACCGCCCCCGAGGAGATCCTGGCCGACGCGCTGCCGCTCCTCGATCCGCCGAGCCGGGTCACGGTGACCGAGGCGGCCGAGCGGCACATGCGCGTGCCGGTGCAGGGCAACTGGGTGCCGTTCGACCGCGCGGTGACGCCCTATACCGTCGAGCCCGCGGACATGACCCAGTCGCGCCGCTTCAAGGCCGTGGTCTTCCTAGGGCCGTCGCAAAGCGGCAAGAGCCAGATGATGCAGTCGGTCTCGGCCCATGCCGTCACCTGCGCGCCGGGCCCGGTGCAGGTCATCCACATGACGAAGACCGATGCCGACGCCTGGGTCGAGGAGAAGCTCGACCCCACGATCCTGAACAGCCCGGCGCTCCGCGAGCGCCTCGGCACCGGGCGCGACGACAGCACCTTCAGCCGCAAGCGCTTCAAGGGCATGCGGCTCACCATCGGCTATCCGGTGCCGAACCAGCTCTCGAGCCGGTCTCAGCGCCTCGTCATGCTCACCGACTACGATCACATGCCCCAGAAGCTCGGGCCGAAGGACAGTCCGGAAGGCTCGCCCTTCGGCATGGCGCTGCAGCGGATCCGCACCTTCATGAGCCGGGGCTGCGTCCTGGCGGAGACCTCGCCCGCCTTCCCGGTGGACCCGAATGCGGACTGGGCGCCGCATGCGGGCCATCCGCACATGCTGCCGCCGGCCACAGCCGGGCTCGTCCCGATCTACAACGAGGGCACGCGCGGGCGCTGGTACTGGGAATGCCCGGACTGCGGCGATCTCTTCGAGCCGCGCTTCGACCGGCTGCATTACGATGCGGATCTCGATCCGGGCGCGGCCGGCGAGCAGGCGATGATGGAATGCCCGCACTGCGGAACGCTGATCGCCCATCGCCACAAGGTCGGCCTCAACCGCGCCGCGCTCGAGGGTCGCGGAGGCTGGCTGCACGAGGGCCGCCACATCGAGGCGAACGGGCGCCGGGCGCTGGTCCGGATCGACGATCCCGACATCCGGCGCACGCCCATCGCGAGCTACAGTCTGAACGGGGCGGCCGCGGCCTTCGCCTCGTGGGAGGAGCTGGTCCAGCGCTACGAGACCGAGCGGCGGCGGTTCGAAGCGCTCGGCGACGACACCGACTTCGCCCGGGTGCATTACACCGACATCGGTGTGCCCTACCGGCGCCCGGAGGCCGAAGAGGAGGGCGCCCTCACGGCGGCGCAGATCCGCGAGCACATGCGCGAGCAGGAGAGGCGCCTCGCCCCGGCCTGGACGCGCTTCGTCACGGTCTCGATCGACGTGCAGGGCAACCGCTTCGAGGTGCTGGTCATGGCCTGGGGCGCGCAGGGCGAGCGGATGCCGATCGACCGGTTCGCGGTGGCGCAGCCCCCCGACCATGCCCCGCGCGCGAAGGGCGACGACGACCGATATCGGGCGCTCGACCCCGGCCGCTATGTCGAGGATGCCGATGCGCTCCTCGATCTGCCCGAGCGTCTCTACCCGGTGGAGGGGGCGAGCTGGAGCCTGAAGCCCTGCGCGCTGGTGATCGACTTCAACGGCCCGGCCGGCTGGTCGGACAATGCCGAGAAGTTCTGGCGGGCGCGCAGGCGCGACGGTCAGGGCGGGCTCTGGTGGCTCTCGATCGGCCGCGGCGGCTTCCAGCAGCGCAACCGGGTCTGGCACGAGGCGCCGGAGCGGGGCTCGAAGGGCAGGCGGGCGCGCGGCATCAAGCTGCTGAACATGGCGACCGACCGGATGAAGGAGAGCGTCCTCGCGGCCGTCGGCCGGTTCGAGGGCGGTCAGGGCGCGCAGCATGTGCCCTCCTGGCTCGAGGCGGAGCATCTCGACGAGCTCCTGGCCGAGCGCCGCGGCGCCAAAGGCTACGAGAAGCGCCAGGGCGCCGCCCGCAACGAGACGCTCGACCTCTCGGTGCAGGCGCTGGCCGTGGCGGAGTTCAAGGGGCTGAACCGGATCGACTGGGAGGCGCCGCCCGCCTGGGCCGAGGCGGGGCCCGCCAACCCGTTCGCCGTGGCGGTCTCCGCGGCTGCGGCAGAGGCCGCACCGGCCCCGCGCCGACGCGCGCGGACCTCGCGCTCGCGATACATGGAGGGATCATGACGCTCGACGATATGGAGCGGCGGCTCACGGGGCTGCTCGACATCCGCCACCGGGGCGTACGGTCGGGCTCGGTCGGGTCCGAACGGGTGGAGTATCAGAGCGATGCCGATCTCGCGCGGGCCATCGCCGATCTCGAACGGCGCATCGCGAAGGCGCGGAAGACGGCGCGCCGGGTGATCCGTCCCTATGCGGTGAAGGATCTGTGATGGCGGGCCCCTTCCTGCGCCGGTTAGGTGCCTGGGTCGGCGGGTTCGACGCGGGCCTCGCCAACCGGCGCCTGCGGGGCTTCCGCCCCGCACGCGCCCATGTGAACGCGCTTCTCGCCGCGGCCGGGCCCGACATGAACGCCCGCGCCCGCTACCTCGTGCGCAACAACGGCTATGCGCAGGGCGCGCTCGACAGCTGGGCCGCGAACACGGTGGGCACCGGGGTGAAGCCCTCCTCGCTCATCGCGGCCCCGGCGCGGAAGGCGGCCCTCCAGCGGCTCTGGCAGGACTGGACCGACGAGGCGGATGCCGAGGGTGTGACCGATTTCTACGGCCTGCAGCGCCGCATCGCGCGCGAGTTCTTCCTCACCGGGGAATGCTTCGTGCGCCTGCGCGCGCGGAGGCCCGGCGACGGGCTCACGGTGCCGCTCCAGCTCCAGTGCCTGCCCTCCGAGATGCTGCCGATCGGCCGGACCGAGGTGCTGGGCGGCGGGCGCGCGATCCGGCAGGGGATCGAGTTCGATGCGGTGGGCCGGCGGGTGGCCTATCACTTCCATCGCCGTCATCCGGGCGATCCGACCGAGCCGGGGCTTGCGGGCGAGACGGTGCGCGTGCCGGCCGAGGATGTGCTCCACATCGTCGATCCGGTCGAGAGCGGCCAGCTCCGCGGCGTCTCGCGCTTCGCGCCCGCCATCGTGAAGCTCTTCCTGCTCGATCAGTACGACGATGCCGAGCTCGACCGGAAGAAGGTCGCGGCCATGTATGCGATGTTCATCACCTCGAACGATCCGGATGCGGCGCCGCTCGAGGGCGAGCTGGGCGATCAGGTGGCGCCCGGGCAGATCGTGCGTCTCGACCCGGGCGAGGACATGAAGGTGGCCGATCCTGCGGATTCGGGCGCGACCTACGAGCCGTTCCAGTACCGCACGCTCCTGCAGGTCTCGGCCGCGCTCGGCATCCCCTATGCCCATCTCTCGCAGGACATGGTGAAGGCCAACTACTCGAATGCCCGCACCGCCCTCATGGAGTTCCGCCGCCGGGTGGAGGCCTTCCAGCATTCGGTTCTGGTCTATCAGCTCTGCCGTCCGGTCTGGGCGCGCTTCACCGATCTCGCGGTGCTGACCGGAGCGGTGCGGCTGCCGGGCTACGAGCGCCGGCGGCGGGAGTACCTCGCCTGCGAGTGGCTGCCGCCGAAGTGGCAATGGGTCGATCCGCTGAAGGACATCCGCGCCGAGATCGAGGAGATCGGCGCGGGCCTGAAGAGCCGGTCGCAGGCCATCGGGGAGCGCGGCTACGACGCCGAGGAGGTGGATCGCCAGATCGCCGCCGACCGCAAGCGCGAGGGGCGGCTCGGGCTCGACTTCCGCCGCAGCGGGCAGGGCTCCTCCGCGCCTGCGGCACAGGACGGCGCGCGCGCCGACGAGGAGGACGATGAGGACGACGACGGCCGCGCGGCGGACCGGGACGCCGGCAGGAGGACAGAGCCATGAACTATCCGATGATCGCGGGCCGGGTGTTCGGCACGCCGCTGCTGGTCGATCCCGTGAAGGGCGCGGCCTTCCTCGCGGGCCTCGGCCCCCGGCTCGTGAACGGGGCGCTCGAGCTGCGCGGGCTCGAAGAACTCGCGCCCGACCGCGTGGCCGAGGCCGGGCGGATCGCCCCGCGCGCCTCGGTGCTCCTCGACGATGCGGGCGACGCCCGGCGGGAGGCGGGCCGGCCGCTCTACCGTGTGGAGGGCGGCGTCGCGGTGATCGAAGTCACCGGCACGCTCGTTCACCGTGGCGGCTGGATCGGCCAGTCCTCGGGGACGACCTCCTACGAGGGGCTGATGGCGCAGATCACCGCGGCCGTGGCCGATCCGTCCGTGCGGGGCATCGCGCTCGAGATCGACAGTTATGGCGGCGAGGTGGCGGGCCTCTTCGATCTTGCCGACGCGATCCGCGCCGCGCGGGCGGTGAAGCCCGTGCGCGCCTTCGTGGCCGAGGCGGCGCTTTCGGCGGCCTATGCCATCGCGAGCCAGGCCGAACGGATCGTGCTGCCGCGCACCGGGGCCGTGGGCAGCATCGGCGTGCTGCTCGTTCATGCCGACTTCTCGCAGGCCATGGCCGACCGCGGCGTCGCGGTCACGCTGATCCATGCCGGGCGGCACAAGGTCGACGGCAATCCCTACGAGGCCCTGCCCGAGGGGGTGCGCGCAGACCTGCAGGCCCGCGTCGAGGCCTCGCGCGCGCTCTTCGCCGAGACGGTCGCGGCCGGCCGCGGCGCGCGGCTCACCCGACAGCAGGCGCTCGCCACCGAGGCGCAGGTCCTCGACGGCGCCGCCGCGGTGGCCGCGGGGCTCGCCGACGAGGTCTCCGATCTCCGCAGCGCCTTCGCCGCCTTCCGCGCGGACCTGTCCCGTCCGCACCTTCCATCCCCCCGGGCCGGCGCGCCGGCCGCAGCCAAGGAGACCCCGACCATGACCGACGAGACCACCGATGAGACCACGACCGGCGCCGCGCGAGGTACGGCCGCCGAGGGCAGCGCGCGCCCGCTGGAGGCCGCGGAAGGATCCGGCGCCGCACCGGCCGCGAATGTCGCCGTGGCGGAGGCGGCCGAACTGATCGAGATCGGCCAGCAGGCGGCCCGGCTCGGCCTGACTGTCGATGTGGCCGACGCGATGCGCCGCGGTCTCTCGGCCGCAGCCCTGCGCCGCACCGTGCTCGACGGGCTGGCGGCCCGAGGCGACGGGGCCGATCTCGTGGCCCACGCCCCGACTGCTGCTGCCGGGCCGAAGGAAAGCCCGCTGCTCGCCGCCGCGCGCCGCACCGCCGAAGCGCAGGCCGCCAGCCGCCGGGCCTGACCCCGGCGGCCCGCTCGCATCCTCTTCCTCCCGCACCGCTCCGAAAGCCCCCGCCTCCGTGAGGACCGCGGGCGCTTCCGCGCGCCCTCACCCCCGAAAGGACCCCCGACCATGGCACCCCTGATCAAGCCGCCCAGCCTCGGCGATCTCGTGAAGTACGAGCTCGAGCCGAACTTCACCCGCGAGACGGTCACGCTGCGGGCCGGCACCGCCTATCCGCTGGGCGCCGTCCTGGGCGTCGTCGCCACCGGCCCCGACGCCGGCCGGTTCGCCTTCGCGGCCGACGCGGCAGAGACCGGCGAGACCGCGGCCGCGGCCGTCCTTCTCGAGCCGATCGACACGACCGACGGCGAACGCCGCGGCACCGTCCTGCGCCGTGGCCCCGCCATCCTCTCCCGCGCGGAGCTGGTCTTCGATGCGAGCCTCGAGGAGGAGAGCCAGCGTGCCGACCGGATCGCCGAGCTCACCGATCTCGGCCTCGTCGTGCGCGACACGGCCTGAGCCCCGGCCGCCCCTCCCGTCCCATCCATTCTCCCGGCGACCCGCCCGGCGCCGATCCCCGTTCCTGAAGGAGCCCGATCATGACGATCACCCGCAATCCGTTCGACGCCGGCGGCTATTCGCTGGCCGAGATGACCCAGGCCATCAACATCCTGCCGAACCTCTACACCCGCCTCGGCCAGATGGGCCTCTTCCAGTTCGAGGGCGTGACCCAGCGCAGCGTCATCATCGAGCAGGTCGAGGGCGTGCTCTCGCTCCTGCCCTCCCAACCCTGGGGCGGGCCCGCGACGGTGGGCGGCCGCGAGCGCCGCTCGATGCGCTCCTTCGCGCTGCCCCACATTCCGCATGACGACGTGATCACCGCGGCCGATGTGCAGGGCCAGCCCGCGCTGGGGGCGACCGGGCAGGCCGATCCTCTGGCGGAGGTCATGACGCGCAAGCTCGCGCTCATGCGCCGCAAGCACGCGGCGACGCGCGAATATATGGAGATGAACGCGCTCCGCGGGGTGGTGAAGGACGGGGCCGGCCTCACGCTCTACGACTACTTCGCCGAGTTCGGGCTGGCGCAGATCTCGGTGGACTTCCTCCTCGGCACCGCCGGGACGAACGTCCAGGCCAAGTGCCGCGAGGTGCTGCGCGCGGTCGAGGAGGAGCTCAAGGGCGAGTCCATGACCGGCGTCACCGCCCTCGTGAGCCCCGAATTCTTCGACAAGCTGATCGGCCATCCGAAGGTCGAGGAGGCCTACAAATACTATGCCTCGAGCGGGGCCCAGCCCCTCCGGCAGGATGTGCGGCGGAGCTTTCCCTTCGCGGGCCTCCTCTTCGAGGAATATGTGGGCTCGGTCACGCTCGCGGGCGGGGCCTCCGAGCGGCTGGTGCCGGCGCAGGAGGGCACGGCCTTCCCGCTCGGCACGATGGACACGTTCCGCACCTACGGCGCCCCGGCCGATCTTCTGGAAGCCGTCAACACCATCGGCCAGCCGATCTATGCCCGCCAGCTCCTCGATCCGAAGGGCCGCTGGATCGATCTCATGACCGAGGCCAACATCCTGCCGGTCAACAAGCGCCCGCGCCTCGCGGTGCGGATCCTGACCTCGAACTGAGGCGGCCGCCATGTCCGGCCTCTTCGAGGGCATGGGCGCGACCCTGACCGCCCTCTTCGGCGCGCCCGCGCGCTACCTGCCGCAGGGCGGGCCCGCGCGCGACGTGCCCTCGATCTTCCGCGAGGAGCAGGTCGAGGCCGAAGATCCCGAGGGCCGGATCGTGCTCGTCATGGCGCCCACCTGGCGGGTGCGCCGCGATCTGGTCCCCGAGCTCGCGCGGCGGGACCGGATCCGGCTCGCGGATGGTCGGGTCTACGAGGTGGACGAGATCTGGCCGCCCGCGACCCCGGCGGCCGATGCGCTCACGCGCTGCACCCTGCGGAAGGTCGCGCCATGACCGGGCGCATCCGCTTCCGCCGGATCGCCCGCGCGGCGCTGGCCGCCGATCCGCGCATGGGCAGCTTCTCGCAGATCTCCGCCTGGGAGGCCCGGCCGAATGCCGACCGCCTGCCGCTCCTGATGGTGGTGACGCCGGTCGAGCGGGCGACCCAGGCCACGCTCTCCAACTTCGAGCGCGCGACCGTCCTGCAGGTGGGCGTGAAGCGGCTCGGGAGCGAGGATCTCGAGGATCTCCTCGACGCGGATGCCGATGCCGTCGAGGGCGCGATCTGCCGGGCGTTCCAGCAGGCGGCCATCGTCTGTCTGCCCGGGGAGGTGACGGTCACGCTCAACACCGAAGGCGAGCAGGCCGTGGGCACGCTGATCTCGAGCTTCCGCATCGTCTGGCGCAGGCCTATCCCCCGGCCCGCGCCCTGATCCTGCCCCGGCCCGCGGGCTGGCCTCGGCCGAAGAGCGGGCGATCCATTGTAACCGGGCCTCGCGCACCCCGCACCGCGGGCCGCGGCCCCCTGCCGAAAGGGCAACACCATGAACGATACCGTCACCCCGGGCATCGGCACGCTGATCTACGCCTCGACCGCGCTGCCCGCCGCCCCCACCGACACGGCCTATGCGGGCCTCACCTGGACCGCGGTGGGCGAGGTCACCGAAGTGCCCGAATACGGCGGCTCCGCCGAGGTGGTGAACCACACGCCGCTCGCGACCGGCATCACCCAGAAATACCACGGCGCGGTGAACTACGGCTCGATGCAGATCCCGCTCGCTTTCAACAGCACCGACGCGGGCCAGGCGATCCTCGAGGCCGCGCGGAAGAACCGCAACCGCATCGCCTTCAAGATCGCCTTCCCGAAGATCGACCCGCTCTCGACCGAGGGGGCGGCCGATTACTTCCAGGGCAAGGTCTTCGGCTTCACCAAGAGCGCGCCCGCGAACGGCGTCGTCTCGGGATCGGTGACCGTCGAGATCGAGACCGAGCTCACCTCGGTCGAGGAGGCCTGATCCTCCCCCCGGATCCCGCCCGGCGACGGGCGGGACCGGCCGCGGCCGACGCGGTTCATCGGCGGCGGTCCCCTTGAACCGGAACCCCAAGGATCGTGCACATGGACTTCACCCAGTTCGACAGCCGCACCGCGGCAGAAACCGCCCGCCCGCTGCATCTCCGCCACCCGGCCACGGGCCGGCTCCTCTTCGCCGACAAGGCCGAAGAGAAGCCCTGCGAGGTGCTGGTGCTCGGCTCCGAGAGCCGTGCGGCGCAGGCCGCAATCCGCGCCGCGCAGAAGGCACGGCTGAAGGCCGACCGCGACGACGAGCGCCAGACCATGGAGGAGGTCCATGCAAACCTCGTCGCCGCCGCAAAGCCGCTGATCGCGGGCTTCCGGAACGTGAACCGCGGCGAGGCGCCCGCCGGCCCGGCCGATGCCGAGTGGTTCCTGAACCTCAACCTGATCACCGGGCGCGAGGGCGAGAAGAGCTTCGTCGAGCAGGTCATGGCCTTTGCCACCAGCCGCGCGAACTACCTGGGAAACGGCTCGCCCGACTGACGCTCTATGCGCGGCAGACGGGCTTCCTGCAGGCCACGCCGGAGAAAGCGAAGCGGACCCGGATGGAAGATCTGCGGGCGGCCCGGCGGCCGCTCGGCCTGCCCGAGATCGAGGCCGGGAAGTACCTGATCGCCTGCCTCACCGCCGAGGACGGTCTCGGCTGGTGCGCGACCGATGCTATGGGCGGGCTCGCTCCGCATTCCTGGACCGAGATCGAGGCCTACAGCCGCGCGGCAGGCCTCGACCTCGAGCCATGGGAGGCGCGCCAGATCCGCGCCATGTCGGCGGCCTATGTCGCAGGCCAGATCGAGGGCCGGAAGAAGAACGGCGTGGCGCCGACCTTCTCCGGCGGAGAGGCCGCAAGGAAGCGCGAGCTGGCTCAGGCGATCAGGGCGCAGATGCGGCTGGCGCAGGCGCCAGCGTGACAGTCCGCAGCCGGCCGCCCTTCGGGGCGGCTTTATCGTGAGGAACCCAATGTCCATGTCCAATGTCGGCGCGATGAAGGCCACCCTCGGCCTCGACGTCTCTCAGTTCGAGAACCGCGCCCAGTCCGCCGGTCGGACGGCCAAGCAGATGTCCGACGCCATGGCCCGGGCCTTCGAGGTTGCGAAGGCCTCCGCCATGGGTGGCGCCCGGAGCTTCGAGGACTTGCGGGCCTCGATCGATCCGACCTTTGCCGCGACGCAACGCTATGCCGCCATCCAGCGCGAGCTCGCAGGCATGGTGGAGAGCGGCGCCGCCAGCCAGCGCGCGGCGAACCTCGTCCTCGAGCAGGCGGCGGCGAAGTACATGGGGGTGGAGACGGCGGCCGAGCGGACTGCACGGGCGCAGCGGGAGACTTCTGCCGCGGCGGATGCGGCCGCCCGCGGCTATACCTCGCTCCGGGCGCAGGTCGATCCGCTCTATGCGGCCTCGAAACGCTACGAGCAGGCGCTCGAGACGCTGAATGCGGCGCAGGCGGCCGGGGTCATCGGCGATCGGGAACGCGCGCGGACGCTCAAGCTGCTCGACGCCCAGATGATCTCGGCGGATCGTGCGACGGCGGCGGCCACCCGGGGCATCGGCCGGTTCACGCCCGCGATCACCAACGCCTCGTTCCAGGTGCAGGACTTCGCGGTGCAGGTCGCCTCGGGCCAGTCGGCAATGATCGCCTTCACCCAGCAGGCGCCCCAGCTTCTCGGCGCCTTCGGCTTCTCCGGAAGGCTCGCCGCGTTTGGGGCAGGGCTTGGGGCGGCTCTCGCCATCGGCGCCGCCCTTGTGCCCGTGTTCCAGCGCATGGCTGCCGGGACTGCGGGGCTGAAGGAGAAGATCGACGATCTGACGAAGTCGGTGGACGGCTACAAGAGCGCCTCGGAACGCGCCCACAAGTCGGCCATGGAGCTCACCGCCGAGTTCGGCGCCAACGCCGCGAGCGCGCGGGAGGCCTACACCGCTCTGCAGAGCCTGGCGCAGCTCACCGCCGTGCAGGATCTTCGCAAGGCCATGGAGGGCATCGGGGATGCCATTCCCTCGTCCTTCGGCCGCCTCATATCGCAGCTGGATGCCACGGGCCGCGTGGGCGCGCAGGCCGCTGCCAACCTCCGCACCCAGTTCGGGCTGACCGCGGAGGAAGGGAAGCGCCTCGCGGAGGCCATCCACGCCGTCGGAGCCTCCTCGGGCCCCGAGGAGGCGGCAAAGCGCGCGGCCGATCTTCATCGGACGATGGTCGACGTGTTCGGAGCGGTCGAGGCCATTCCGCCCGAGTTCCAGACCCTCGCGCGCCTCGCGGCCGAGGGCAATGTCGCGGCTCTCCAGTTGCTCGGGACCATGAACGGTCTCACCGGCAGCATTTCCTCTGCGGCATCGGAAGCGGCCCGGCTGGCTTCAAACCTCGGCTCCGCGGCCAACAGCGCCGCGGCGGAAGCCTCGCGCCAGATCTCGATCGTCGACGCGCAGATGGCCGCGATCCGCGCCGGTCAGGACGAGGTGATCGCGGGCAAGCGCGCAGCCATCGATCTGGATCGGCGGGCCTATTTGGCGGCGAAGATGGCGGCGGGCATGGATGCGGACCGCGCAGAATCTCTCGCGTCGCAGGTCTTCGCCTCGCAGGAGGTGCTCGCCGTCCGGGAGCAGGAGTTGCGGGCGATGCAGAAGGCCCGCTCGGAGGCCGAGAAGGCCGCCAACGGAGGCGCCAAGGCGGCTGTGGCCGAGGCGAAGGCGCTGGACAAGAGCGCCCGGAAATACCTCGAGATGATCGACCCGATGGAGAAGTATCGCCGGAAACAGGCCGAGCTGAAGAAGCTCCTCGATGCCGGCAGGATCTCGGCCGACCAGTATCGGCAGGCTCTGGCGGAGATCGCGACCGAGATGGGCGAGAACAACCCCGTGTTCGAGGAGTTCCGCAGCGCCGTGGGCTCCGCCGTCGACTGGATGCTCGACGGCTTCCGCGGCGGCTTCAAGGGCCTCCTCGACATCGCGAAGAACACGCTGCGACAGATCATCGGCATGTTCATGACGAACCGGATCACGCTGTCGCTCGGCCTCGGCGTCTCTGGCGCGGCCGCAGGTGCGGCCGGGGCTGCCGTCGCGGGCGCCGGCGGCATGGGCACTCTCGGCGCGCTCGGCGGCATCGCGAGCGGGATCAATGCGGTGCTCGGCGGCATCGGCGGCGCGCTTTCCGCCTTCGGCACCGGCGCCTGGGGCGCGCTCTCGAACTTTGCAACGGGCGGCCTGTCCGGCGGCCTGGCCTATATCGGCAGCTCCCTGAACTTCGCCACGAGCGGTCTTGTCGGGTTCGCGCAGGCGGCGGGCGCGATCCTCGGCCCCATTGCCGCGGTGGCCGCGGCCGTCTCCTTCTTCGGCTCGAAGACGAAGCTCCTCGATGCGGGCCTCCGCGTCACCGTGCGCGAGCTCGACGCGATGGTGGAGAGCTACCGGAAGGTGGAGAAGTCCCGGTTCGGCGGGCTCTCGAAGTCGCGGAGCACGAGCTACGGCCTCGCGGACGGTGCGGTGGCGGGCCCCATCGTCAAGGCCGTGAGCCAGATGCAGGCCTCGGTCATGGATGTGGCGGACACGCTCGGCATCGGGGCCGAGGCCTTCAAGGGCTTCGCGGCGTCCGTGAAGTTCTCGACGAAGGGGCTCTCCGACGAGGAGATCGGGGCGAAGCTGCAGGAGAAGCTCACGGAGCTCGGCGACAATTTCGCCGCGCGCGCCTTCGGCTATGTCGGGAAAAACGACCAGGCGATCAAGGACCTCGAGAAGCGGATTGCCGAGGGCACGTCCGAGGCGGTGGTGAGCGGGCTCAAGGGATCCATCGGCGACAAGATTCTCTCCGCCTTCTTCGGCCGCAAGCGGCAGGGCGACCTGGCCGACCTGATCGCGGGCAACAGCCTCGTCTCGACCCGGCCTGAGCTGGCGGCTCTGGTGAAGGAGGGCGAGAGCTTCGTCGAGGCCTTGCAGCGGCTGAGCGCGGCCAGGTCCGGGGTCAACGGCGTGATGGACACGCTGGGCCTGAGCTTCCGGGCGGTGGACATGGTGACCGCCGGCATGGCCTCGGATCTGGCCGCGCTCTTCGGCGGGCTGGAGGGGTTGGTCTCCGCCACCTCTTCCTATTACCAGGCCTTCTATAGCGAGGCCGAGCGGATGGAGACGGCGACCCGGCAGGCGACCGAGGCGCTGGCGAAGCTGGGCGTGGCGCTTCCCGCGACCCGCGCGGAGTATCGCCGGCTGGTCGAGGCGCAGGATCTCACCACCGAGCGCGGCCGGGAGCTTTACGCGGCCCTCGTGGGCATGGCGGGCGTCATGGATCAGATCCTGCCGAGCGTCGCCGGCCTCTCCGCCGGGCTGGCGGGGCTCGTCGGCACCATCAGCACGGATCTCGACGGCATGATCTCCGGCGCGGCCGAGGCACAGCGGGCGGCAGCCGCGGCGGCCAAGGGCTGGTATCAGGTCACCGTGGCGCTCCGCGATTACATCGGCGACCTGCGCAGCGCGGCCTCCGAGCTGATCTCGCCCGCGGTCGCGGCGGCGCAGTCGCAGGCGCGTTATCAGACGATGCTCGCGAGCGCGATGGCGGGCGATCAGGAGGCGGCCAAGTCCATCTCCGGCGCGGCCTCGGCCTATATCGACGCGGTGCGCGGGCAGGCAAAGTCGGCGGTGGATGTCGCCCGCGCGCAGGCGCGGGTGCTCTCCGACCTGCAGCTCCTGCAGGGCGTGACCGGCCTCGAGGGCGCGAAGGAGGATGTGCTGGCCAGCCTCTATCGGGAGCAGGTCGATCTCCTGACCGAGGTGCGGGACTATCTGACCGGCGGCGAGGCGCTGAAGCCCGAGCAGATCGCGGCGCTGAATGCCCAGCTGGGCTCCCTCGAAGGCGCCATCGCCGCGGCGAAGGAGATCAGCTACGCCGCCCTCCGGGAGCGGATCGACGTGACAGTGGGGCTGACGGCGACGGCCCAGATCCCGGCCGACCTGCGCCGCATCCTCCGGAATGCCGCGAGCGGGGTCGAGGTCTCGCTCGACATGGTGTTGCGGCGGATGGACCTCTCGCCCGATCTGGTCTGGATCGCGGCGAAGGCCTCTTCCGACCACCTCGCGCGGATCGACTATCTGGCGAAGGCCGACGCGCTGCCCGACGATCTGCGCGCGCTGGCCGCCGTCCGCGTCGCGCAGTCGGTGCGCCGGCTCGCGCTGGTGATGGACAAGCCCGCCTCCGATCTCGGCATGGCGGAACTCCTGAAGGCCCTCGGCGCCAAGGGCGGCCGGATCACCCTCGGCGGCAGCTTCGCCTTCGATCCCTCGACCGGCTTCTCGACCTGGTTCGAGAGCACGACGCGGACCACGCTCACCGCCCCCATGGGCGCCCTGCGCACCGCGCTCGACGATCTGAGAGACGCGATCCTCGCCCAAGAGCGCGCGGCCGGGCAGCGCGAGCGCGGAGCGGCGCTGTCGGCCTTCGCCGGGGGCCTCGCGACCAATGCGGCCGGGGACATCCTCGCCACGGATGCGCAGATCGGCGCCATGGCCCGGAAGGCGGGCATCGACACGACCGGCAAGACCACGGCCCAGATCATGCGGGCCATCGAGGGCTTCTCGGCCACCGACGGGATCGAGACGATCCGCCGGCTGCCGGGGAGCCTGAAGGACTATCTCTGGGGCCTCTTCCAGCAGCGGCAGGGCCGGATCCCGCTCGATACCGCCGATTATCTGCGGCTCTATCCGGACGTGGCGGCGGACGAGTACGGCTACGACCCGACCATCCATTACCGCAACCACGGCCGCGAGGCGATCCTCGCGGGGCTGCGGCCCTTCCGGCCGGAGGTGTTCGACTGGTCGGCCCTCGGCCTCGATGTCCCCGGCTTTGCCGCGGGCGGGCTCCATGCGGGCGGCGTGCGCCTCGTGGGCGAGCTCGGCCCCGAGCTGGAGGCCACCGGCCCGAGCCGGATCCACAGCGCGGGGCGGACCGCGGACATCCTCGGCGGGGCCGCGATGGGCGCCTCCGAGGTGGCAGGCGCCGTGCGCGACCTGCAGGCCGAGCTCGTGGCGCTGCGGGCCGAGCTCGCCGAGATGAAGGTCTGGGCCCGCAAGGGGGCCGAGGCCTCCACCGCCACCGCGAAGGACCTGCGCCGGATCGGCACGGTGGGGGTGCGGATCGACCCGACGGAGACCGTCTGATGCGGATCATCCTGCCGACCCCGGTCACGCCGGCGGCGCTGCTCTCGAGCAACATCCCCGAGGACGACCATCCCGCCTGGGGCGCAGGCACGACCTATGCCCGGGGCGCCCGCGTGGTGGCGGGTCACGGCGTCTGGGAGAGCGTGGCCGACGGCAACACGGGCCACGATCCGGCGGGGGATACGCTCGGCAGCTGGTGGCTCCGGATCGGGGCCACCAACCGCTGGCGCGCCTTCGACGAGCGGATCGGCGGCCAGACGGTCGGCGGCCCCACCATCAGCTATTCGATCCGGCTGCCGCGCACGCTGAACCGCATCGCCTTCTTCAACCTCGATGCGGCCTCCGTGCGGGTGAAGGTCACCACCCCCGCGGCCGTGACGATTCATGACCAGACGGTCGATCTCGTGGCCCGCGACCCGGTGGGCACCTTCTGGGAATATGTCTTCACCGAGTTCGCCTTCACCCCGAACCTGATCGTGGCCGCCCCGCTTCCCGCAGGCGCCACGCTCGACATCACGGTGACGGGGGGCGCCGTCACCCGCGTGGGCGAGATCGTCATGGGCCGCGACACGCCGGTCGGCACCACCGTGGCGGGCACCGGCCTCGGCCTCGTCGACTATTCCGTGAAGCAGCGCGACGAATGGGGCGGGCTCTATATCGTGCCGCGCCC